CCAACTACACCTAATGTTGTACGAGTTTCCAAAATGTGTCGCCTGCCTTATCAATCATGTGGCGCAATGCATCTGCATCTTGCCAATCTTCAACACTAGTGATTCCAACATTGTCATTCGTGTGAATCCTGCAACCTGAAAGAACTGCTTCCATGACAGCCCTGCATTCAGATTCAAATGCCAAAGGCAAATGCACAAACCATTGTGATCTTGCCATTGCATCAAGGACTTGATCACGCGGCACATCTGTCAGTGCCTTAAATTCGTAACCTGCTTGTGCTGCCCAAAGTTCTGCTTTGAGTTTGCCTTTAAGTGGATGACTACGAGCAGCCCAAAGTGCATAAGGCTTCTTTTCCATGTGGTCGTAGCACTTGCTTGTGTCAAAGTAAGAAAGAACCTGACCAGTTCTGCGTGGCTTTGCCCAAGTTAGTTCACGGCGCATGTGTGCAGGTGTGTGAGTCACAAACATTCTTGATCCGCGAATCAAAGCATTGAGTCCTGCTCTTGGAGTCTGCAGGTGATGCACAAACACAAAAGGATCGAACTCACTGAGCCTGTTCAGTTGCTGATCCGAGAAGGCATCAGTGCCAGTGACGATCACTGAATCAAATTGGTGTATGTCGTGTGTATCGAATGTGTCAGGAGTGACAATCTGTATATCAAAACCCAAAGGTGCTTGAAGTCGGTATTCGTAGTCTGACATTTCTGCCCCGCCCACGAACTGCCCCGTGAATAGCCCTTCGTGACTCACAGAGCCATTCTCAGGCACTTTGACCTGATTCTCGATGTGATGCGTGTACCAGCCTATTTTCATCTTCTATGCTCTTTCTAGAGCCTTGGATTCTAGAACCTTCATTGTCGGTTTCCAGTGCGTTTCAAACACAGCATCTGCCTGATAAGCCTTTGCAAAATCCTGAGCCTTTTCTGAGCGACCACGACCACGTTCATAGGCTGCTTCTAGCGATTCAACAATGCGTGGCACTGATGGCATGTGGAACCATGCGCTCTGTGGAGCATCCCAAAGTGGTTGTCCATCAACAAGCCATCCGTCACCAACAAGTTCAGTTGATGCTGCAAACTCAGAAACGATCACAGGAGTTCCACAGGCTTGTGCTTCGATAGTTGGAATTCCAAAGCCTTCACCATAAGAAGTTGCAAGCATTACATCCATCGCTGTGTAAATCGTGGCAAGTGTCTGCTGATCAATTCCAGTTCTGTAAAGGTACGGATCGATGAACTTGAACTGATGTTCTTTGAGTCCAACTGCACTTAGAAGTTCCATGAGTTTGATTCCACCCAAAGCACCCAGTTGATCTGTGTGCAGGTACAAGATTGCATCATCGTGTTTTTGCGCGAACATGCTAAACGCCAGAATGTTTTCACCAAATGCTTTGCGATTAGGTGACACACCTTTGTTCGCGGCGTTCATTCCAACAACGAATCTGTCATCACTGATTCCGATGAAGTCGCGCCCTGTTGTTCCCTTGTGTCGCTTCATTGGCTTGAACACAGATTCAATGCCGTGTGGGACATACAAAGATTCAATGCCTACGTTCTCCAACATTGCTTGCCCGTACTGACTCATTGCAATTGGAGTAACAAAGTCTTGACGACACCAAGCAGCAACAGATGGTGGAGTTGGAATGTGATCGATTGGAACCCATGAAGCAACATTCCAGTCTGCCCATCGTGGGCCTTTGAATACCCAGACATCGTAAAGAGTGATTAAGAAGTGTGACTGCTTTTCATTCTGCGATGACCAGTGATGCATGTGTGCAGGAACAACATCGTTCGAATACATTTCCGCGCCACGTTGATAGACAGGGATTCCATTCCAATCATTGTTGGAACCTTCAAGACCATAGTTGTTGAAAATCGCAACATTATGACCAATCTCTTTGAGTCGTTGTGTCACTTGTGCTGTCTGTGTTCCATAACCAGTTGCAGCCCAAGGCGCATTGGATACCCAGCCGATTCGCATTCCAGATTCTTTTGTCATGTTGCTCCTTGTCGCAGTCGTTTGACTGTACCTGAAACATGCTCAAAAACCCAATAGACACGCAAGAAATCCAATGTTCCTAATTGACTTGCATTGTTATACATAACATGCAACAATGCATGTATCGGGTTGGTTCGCCAACACAACGAAGGAGTAGTAATGAAAGCAACAGCAGCAAAAAAAGTCCTTGCCAAAGAAGCAGTTGCTGCACGCAAGTGGACAAAGTATTACTTGCAAGCCGTGAATGAATGCATTGAAGAAGGCGATTGGGAGCAAGCACAATACATGGCGATGCAGTTAGCACCACTATGGGGAGAAATTGAAAACACAATCATCGACATGCGTGATGCTATGGCAGGCGCATAATGAGATTCATCAAAATGCCAACAGTTGAAACAGTAGTCTGCACCGAATGCGATTTTGTTCAGCAACTTATGTGGTCAGAGTATGGAGCGATTTCGCCATGCTTGTTCTGTGACGCAGCACCTACATCTTTAGAAAAGTTAGATTCATAAAACTTAAATAGAAAAGTAAAACCCCGCAGGCCTGCGCTCCTGCGGGGTTTTACGTTTTTGGTTCCTAATTAGGAAGCGGCACCTGCGAAGTACTTCACATGTGAAGTCTGGATCAAGTTGCCATCCACGCGCATTGTGGCGCGGAATGTAATTAGGTCGTTCTGGAATGCGTAATCATCGGAACGATCTAGACGCAATCCACCAACGGTGCGAGCGAAGTACGAAGGCAAGTGTCCGAAGATCACTGACTTTGCACTTGTTGCTGGTGCAGCCATTGCTGGGTTTTCGTAGATTGGGTAACCAAGAAGAAGGTCACGGGCATCTGCTGAAAGTGAAGGACTGAACAAGTACTGACCAGCGTTGTCCTTCAATTTACGAACAGCAGAAATTGCCTGAGCCGACATCTGCCATCCCGTTCCAGGAAGTGTGCGACCTGCGGTGTCAACACTGTAAACAAGATCAATCATGTTGTCAGCGGTGAATCCACCAGATACGCCAGTTCCACCAGTGATGCCTGAACCTGCAGCAGTTACGATGCCTGTTGGCTGGGTTGTACCAGTTCCAACTGTAAGAGCATTGTTGACTGCATAGCCAAGAGCATTACCTGTTTGAGCAGCAAGGAATCCAAGAATGTCCACGCCTGCATCTTCAACCATTTCGCGGCTGATCTGAGTTAGGAATGAGTACTTGAATGCACCAAGAGTCTTGAATGCATTGAAGGTTGGATCGCTTTCACCGATTAGTGCGGCTTCAGAAGTCACAGTGCCAGTTGAGTAGGCAGATAGTGATGGAATCTGAAGGTTTTCGCCACCAGCGGTGTTGATGATTGTTGATGTTTCCAACATTGGGCCAACGTGACGAGCAAGAAGAATTACCTGATCGTAGAAGGATGTTGGAACTGGTGCGCCTGTTGAACCCTTGGTTACATCGCGCTTCTCGAACTCATGTGAACGGATTTCGCCGCGTGCAAGAGAACGGATCAGGTCGTTTTCGTTTACTGCTGGAGCAGAAACTTCTGGGCGAGCCTGTGCTTCGAAACCCTTCATGGCTTCAGCGGCGCGTTCTTCACGCTCTGCTTGTGCCTTAATGGTTTCCATTGTTGCAGCACGCTGATCTAGATCAACCATGATGCGGTCGTATGTTTGGTTTTCTTCTGCTGAAAGATCGCGCTTTTCTGCTGCTGCAGAATCGAGAAGAGCCTTTGCTTCTTCCCAAGCCTTTGCGCGTGCTTCCGCTTGCTGACGAATGTAGTCAGACATGTGGACTCCTAAAGTCTTAGATTGGATGAGGTCTTGAAAATCTGCGTGGCTCCACGACAGTGAGCGCGACGGCGGCTCCGCACAATCACACAACTTAATTATGGCACAAATAAAAAACAGCCCACATGCTTCCCCACATGCAGGCCGTTCTTTGTAGAAATGTTAGCGAGTTTCTTTTGCTTCCACAACTCGAATTTCTTTGACAGGTGTGGCTGCTTTTTCTTCTTCTTCTGGACAGCAGGCTTTGACTATGGCTTCAGATATAACATCGGCGAAATCAACAAAAACGCCAGACTCAGGATCACCAACAGCGGATAGATATGCTTTTTTAACTTCATCACGATTCATCAGAATACCTTTGCCATTAGATCGAGTTGCTTGCGCTTTAGTTCTAGCATTGCAAGATTTGCTGGTTCTTCAGCGCGTAACTTGGAAACCACTTCACTGATCAAGTCAGCATGTTCTGGTTCTAGAGTTTCGCCTGCTTCTAGTCTTGTGATTGCATCAGCCAAAGCATCAACATCAACAGCAGTTCTAGTTGCAAGAATGTCCAGAGAACGAACGCTTGCAGTTGTTGCAGCGTAGGCAGGGAATCCAGTCACGATTGAAACTTCATGCAAGCGAATCTGATGCAGTTCACGAGTTGCGCCATCTTGTGACCACTTATCACCTTTAGGTGGAACGCTGAAGCCAAAAGACATGCTGGACACATCGCCACGCTTCATCAAGACAGATAGATCGCGACCTGCTGTTGTGTCTGGAAGATCGGCTTGTGCAAGAAGTCCACGAGAATCTTCTGTCAAACGCAATGTTCCTGCACGAGTAGAACCAAGAACAACATCTGTGTTGTGGTTCATGAACAGTTTGATTTCGTTGCGCGACTTCAAGGAACGCTTGAATGCACCTTCACGAATAAATTCAGTGAATGGAAGTGGTTCTGATGGACTGTCGAACACTGCTGCATAGCCTGTGAAACTCATTCCATCTGCTGATGCTTCACCATTGCGAACATCAAACTCAACTGTGTTCACGCGGCGTTCTACTGTGGTGGTCATTGATTGCCTTTCATCCTTGTTCAAGTTTAGCGCGATTGTTCGCCATTTCTCATTCTGTAAGTCATTGGCGGTTCGTTCTTCTTCTCGTATCCGATTGACTACACCCTGAGCATATTCCAAAGTTCTTTGTGCCTGACGCTTCGACGGGCCAGAACCCCAAAGAAGATGTGCAACAACTCCTGCTGATGGATAGTTGTCAGACTCTGGGTTTGCATTTGGTGAATCTAAGTCGCCTAAGTGTCGAGCAATCCAAGCAGCAATTCGAATCCACTTGTCATCTGAAACTTTTCCTTCAGCCATCAAACGCGCTTCACGAATAGTTTTCTCAACTAGACCATCCCCGCCTTTTCCTTCTGCGTAGAATTCAAGTCCTCGCCTAGCGGCTGCACGCATGTAAGCAGGTGCTTCTTGATTGATTGCACGAAGATCATCTTCATCGTCTTCCATGTCATCATCTGATTGCCATGCGTTGCAGTAGAAACCACCATCAACGAATTCATCCCACTTTTCGCACCATGCTTTGTCGCCTGCTTCGTTCACGCGATCTTCGTCGTAGAACATACA